GATTTCAAGTGAAGGCGGAAGAAAGACATTAGTTACTGCGGGAAGCATCGCGCTCTTAGGAGCCTTTGCCAGGAAGCAGTTTCCACAACTAAAACTCGGAGGAAGTAAGCTATACTTTAGACTCTAAATGGTAACAACAATATCAAGAACTTTTGACAGCACGCCCACGGATAAAGAATACTTTTCTTTGACCGACAACATGAATTCCAGCAATTTGGGGAATATAATGGTACCAGGATCTTCACAGAGGATTGTACGCGTGGATTGTGCCTTTGATGTATTTAATGCAAAAGGCGCCCAGGTTATATGCCGATTATTAGGATCCGACTTTGCTGAGCAGAATTTCACCATCTGGGGGGTAGCTGGTGACACAGCTGACGCAGCTGCAGCCCAAGGCTATCAATCAGTCCCTGTATCTTTTCCGATTGGCACTGCAAATAATATAGATCTACAAATTGCTATCCAGGTAAGTGGTGGCGGCAGTATGGCGGCATCCTCTGGAACAGTTACTCTATATTTCGAATAGATCTAATGAATGGCTAAAAAGCAAATAACAACCTTTCTAGGGCCTTCCCTGGCGTTGTCATACGCTGGTGATCACTGTTATGCTTACAGTGGTCTATATGCGGCCTCAGGATCACTACAGACTCATTTAGAATTCACCACAGGTAAACAGTACATTGTAGGAACCGTTTATTGTAATGGAGCCGCAGATATAACAGAAGTTGCCAGAGGACAAGAAACAATATTTCAAATTAAATTTAATGGTATTAATGTTGCTCAATTAAAAACTTCAAGTGAGACAGATGACAATAACCCTACGATCTGGAATGATTTATTGATTCCTCCTTTAACCAGTGTATTAGTGACGGTAATAAGTGATGCTGCAAACTTTGGAGAAACCAGTGTCGTTTTCACAGGTCGAGTTTATGAATGACCCTAGCCGCCTCTAAATCAGTCTCCAGGGCTAAGGGTGGCAATATCTACGGTTGGAGTGGAAACCAGACACTTAGCGCCTCGGGAGTAACTCTGCTATCCTATACTAATCCCTCCGCATTTTACTTAACCAGGGTAACTTTGGGTGTAGACTGGAGTTCTATTTCTGCTGGTGAAGTTCTAAGCTATACGATCAATGTCGATGGCACCGCATTATTCGTTGAAAAATTCGTAGTTCTGATTAATAATATTGGGATTCAACCTAAAATGTTTGAATTCATGATACCTCCGAATTCAACAGTTAAGATCCAAGCCGCCGAGGACGCTAATAATGGGGCTATTTCGTGTCTATTAACAGGATATAGGGTATAATATGGCTAAGAAAAACAGTTTTGAGGAGCTTATGAAGGGTATCGACTGGAATAGATATCTCCCTGCAATAGTGGGGATTATGCAACCAGTTGTTATTTTCGGTGCCTGGTTAGCTTTCTCCAAAATGGATAACAGAGCTGATGCACTTTCTAAACTTATAACACTAGCGGAACCCATACCAACTTTAGATCTGAATATCCCTCCGCCAGTTGTTTTAGCTTCTTTGTATCATTCAGTTGACGAACTGGCTGACGTTATAGAACAGGTTATCGAATTTATCGAAGGTTTAGAGATACCCTCAGCAGAAAAAATAATAGAAGATATTAAAGAAGAACTGGGTGAAGTTATACCAGGCGTTACGGATGAAGCCAAATTTCTCTCGGACTTTGCCGCGTGCAAAAAGAACGCTAAAGATACCCTGGGGATCCTATACAACAAATATACCGCCTATCCCTGGATAACTAGTTGTCTGATTCAAAAGGGATATACCAGGAAAGTAATCGAAGAAAGAGTTAGACAGGCACTTGGAATATGACCGACCAACAATTTTTATTAATTTGGATTCTTTCATTTTTTCTATATTTTACAATTTACACGGTATGGATTCCTTTGAAAACTCAGAAAAAAATAGAGTCCTGGTTGAAAAGTTCAGAATCTGACGAAACTTTGCTAATGTCCTTGGATGTTATCACAAAAAAAATTCGAGAACAGATGTTAATTGATTTTGAAGAATTTATGTTGCCACAAGCGAGAGAGAGCCTTAAAAAATTCTGGGCTGGGTCCATGGGGGCCGCAGCCAAAGAATTGAAAGGTTCTGAGGAGGGTTCTCAACTTTCTTTGTTGCATAATATTACCCAGGATCTAAGCGGTCAACCCTGGTATGTCCAGGCGTTGGCTTCTAAAATGTTACCGATTATCACGGAAGCAGCCAATAAGAAGTCAAAAAGCACTTCTAAGCAGATTCTAGGCATGGGAATACAGGAATAAGCACTTCTAAAGCTCCCAGAAACACAAAACACCCCTAATATCAGCTCCGAAAAAGGAAAAGAGACAATAATATTACTGTTTTCAAAAAGAAAGAAAAGAAAAGAAAAGAAAGAAAAGTTTCTAGAAGCCTTCGTACTTCCTAAAAGAGACAATAGTATTATTATTAAATAGGGGTTTGTGCTTGAAAGGTATGGGAAAACTCAGTAGGTCATTCACTTGTGACTTGGATGTATTAGCCTGGCTCGAACAATATGCTATAAAAGAGAATAAGAAACAATCGTATATTGTAAATGCGTTGTTAAGATCGGCCATGCGAGAGGAACAAACCTGGAAGTGTCCAGAATGTGGTGTATCTAATAACCTCGATAACAAAACTTGCTATACTCTTACTGATGGTGAGTTCTGTAAAGGTGTGAAAGTATGAGAATGAAGTGTCATCGATGTGGTCGTGGGGCTTGGTGCGAACCTGAAGATTTGGTAATGTGTACATATTGTGAGGTTTTATTAGAATGAATAATTATCAAAGACAAGCAATCCTAAGGTGCACCAGGTGTAAACATGAATGGGAGATCCATTATAGACTTGGACAAATGTATCCCTGCCCAGAGTGTGAGGCGTTCCGTGCCCGATAATAATAAGGCTGGTGGAATTTGTATCAGATGCGAAGCCTGGACTAAGTCATATATTGGCGTTAGAGCCCCTAATGGATCAGTACTCTGCAAACACTGCTCCAAAGCCCCCAATTAGGTTAAATAGGCAATTCACCCAAGTGGGGATGTGCCCAAGCCTGGACTTCCTAAGAAATACGCCCAAATGGGTTTCAAGAAAGGATGGCGCGCGTTTAAAGCTTCAAAACGCTCTACACAACGTAAGCGCACCACAACCAGGAAAGGCGGCGTCCGTAAGACAGCCCGTCGGGCATACGTTCGCACAAATAATCCAAAAAGGAGTAATATGAGAAAAACAATCCCCCATCCGTCGGTAACTGGTATGGCTAGCGGTCTGGCAATAGCAGCATATCTAAACGCAGGAAGAGAAACAACCACCACAGCGCCATTCACTGGAGCTGCTATCACTGGCATGGGTGAAGGTGTGATTAAGGATATTACAGACGGTGAACTTGGAAAAGCATTCAATACCCTTGCTGGAAATGCAATCGGTATGATTTCAAGTGAAGGCGGAAGAAAGACATTAGTTACTGCGGGAAGCATCGCGCTCTTAGGAGCCTTTGCCAGGAAGCAGTTTCCACAACTAAAACTCGGAGGAAGTAAGCTATACTTTAGACTCTAAATGGTAACAACAATATC